AAATGTTAAAAAGACATTTCCCAAAGGGTTCGACTGTATGGCTTGTTATCAGACAAGTTTCAAGAAGTGGAATGTATAGGCACATTAGTTGCCATGCAATTCAAAATAATCAAGTGAACTATCTTTCCTACCATGTTGCGAAGGTTCTCAAGTGGACTTACAAAGATAAAACAAACTCTGTTGGTGTTGGTGGTTGTGGAATGGATATGGGTTTTCACATGGTCTACACTTTAGCGAGTGTCTTGTATGGCGATGGCTATGCACTTAAAGAGAGGTACATTTAGATGTTTTGGATGTTCTTAATTAACGGACTCGGTGTCCTCATTGGGTTCGGATTTGCCTTTTATTTATTACTAATTACATAGAAAGGAGATTGTTCGGAAAAGCCAGAGCTTTTAGCTCTGGTTTTTTTTGTTCGTTTTTTAGCCCAGCTGGGCGTAAAGCGAATTATTGTTCGCTCTGGTTGCCCGGTAGGCTCCTGGCAGCTGGCCAAAAAAAGTCGCAGAACTCTGCGATTGTTCGCTTTGTTACCCAGCTGCTTCCTGGCCGCAGCTGCTCGGACCGGGCTCGGAGCTGAACTATTGTTCGGTTTCCCGCCCAGACGCACCAGTTCCTGGCAGCTTTGTCCACAGAGATCTGGTTGAATCAGCGAACTATTGTTCGGTCATTTGCCCGGATCTACCAGCTGGACGGACTCCTGGTCGGTGTCGGTGTCGGGCTTCGGAGTCGGTGTTCGGTGTCGGAACGACTTCCCAGTCCAGGCTTCCAGGTTTTTTTGAGCGAACAATCGAAAAAAATATAGAGTCGATCAGGTCGACATATAACGAACATTTATTACATAAAGGTATACAATGCCTATTAAAAATGGTAAGATTGATTCGCAAACAAACATTTTAATTAACGAGAGGTTACAAAATGACAAATATAAAAACAGATAGAGCAATTGGATTAGAGAGAGAATTTGATAATTTGACTCCTAATGCTTTACAAAATGAGATTAATACTAACTATCCACATTTAAACTATTTACGAGTTATTAGGGATGGTTCGTTACCTAATGGAGGCGAGGTCGTATTTCCTCCATTGAGTTTCAAAGCAGAGTCAACATGGCAGATTTCATCGCAAGTTAACGATATTATTATCAATCTTGGAGGTCGTGTCACTACTCAATGTGGTCATCATGTACATATTGGTTTAAAACCTATTACAATGGATGCAGAAGAATTCAATTTGAAATCTATTGCTAAGTTTAGGCAGAATAAATATTTTCAAGACTCAAACGATGCGATTCAATTTGAGGTTATAAAAGATATTTGTTTTAGATATGCCAAGCATCAACAAACAATAAACTCATTTCTTGCACCTAGTAGAAGAGATTCAAGGTATGCAAGAAATATGACAGATAGAGTCGCAAGAATTGAGAATTGCGATAACTTATCTCAATTGCAGAATGTATGTGGTGGAAAGTTTAATGCAATAAACATTTCACACATTGAGTCTAATGGTGGAGGAAAAGGCACAATAGAATTCAGACAACATCAAGGCACATTAAATAATACTAAACTTAAAAACTTTGTTGAGTTTATTGTTACTCTTGTTGATTATTCACACCACGAAAGATTCTCAATGGTTAATCAAGGTACAAGATATAATGAGACTCTTGTTAACAATATGCCATATAACTCTAAGTTATATAAGGTGTTTCAATTATGTCAGAATCCAAATGGAGCAACGACTCAAGAGATTATGAGTCAATGTGGCATTAACGATGCTAGGTCTGTAAGAAGAACAATCAACACAATTAGAAGGAAAATTGGATGTACACAATGTGTTATTACATTGAACCAAGAATTTTATGGTCATTTAAACGGCTCGTCTAATGGTCTATACGATTTAAATGGTTACAAGATTCCAATGGAAATCGAGAGAATCTCAAATGGTACAATTCAATTAAATAATAATAATGATTGTGTATGGTCTAATATTAGACAAGATTTAAAAACATGGTTTGAGAATAGATTTACAAGATAACTTGTAAATCTACAGAATTAAATTCGGTGGGGGCATACCATATGCCCCCATTTTTTTATATTTGACGATCTGGTTGGCTACGCACTAACTTCACCACAAACAGCCCCCAGTGTTTTAAAAACGGCACCTCAAAAAAAATTTTATAAAAAATTCCTTGACCTTTAGGCACTCAACACCTATGATGATGTTATGAAAACATATACTATGAAATATGGTAAATTTGATGTGCATGGCGACCCCGCACAGATGATTGACCAAATAACACAAAAATCACAAATGGCTTTTAGGACAAGGGAAGATCTTAGGCGTACTTATGCTTCATTAATATCAGATTACACTGGTGATCCAGTTCGTTTTGGCTCTGACAATGATTTTATTGAAGATTTATTAGATTATGGAACTATAAAGGAACAGATATGAAGAAGAACGACAACAGTTTCAGTGATTGGTCAGGTGATCAGTTAAAGGAGCACAGAAAAAGCATACATTTGAACCAGATACAGATGTCAAAGAAGTTAGGATTGAGTGAGAGGGGTTACAGATGTTATGAAACGGAGCAATATCGCATACCTTTATCAGTTAAATACGCAGTTTTGTACTTATGTGAAGAAAAAGAGGCTAAAAAGGGCACGGAAGAGATAATAAACTACGATGACAACAAGACACCTCTGACGAAACATGAAGAACAGCGTATATGGAAGCTTTGCAATGCGATAGATCACACGATTGGTGATGCAGAGAAGCGTCAAGACGAGGTTTGGATGACTAAATTATTAAATCAGAGCAACAGAGAGATGACAATGATGTTGCAAAAATCCATCTAGTATTATAACATCTTCAAAAGACGTTAATTTTGGAGATATTTCATGGTAAATGGACCTATGGGTGGATTTATGCCTACCCCCGCAGCCCCTGCACAACCTCCTACAGTAAAATTAGATACAACGGCACTAAGTCGTGGTAATTTCAACAATTTTTTAAAGAATATGAGTGGTGCGAGTTCATTAAATCCTCCGATGGCACCGCAAATGGGTGCTATGATGTCTCCAAGTCTGGCACCCTCTATTTCAGACATAGATATTTTCAATCCACCTATGCAGATGATGCAAGAGGGTGGCAATGTTGCTCCAAGGCAGACTGAAATCATGGGTCAACCACATATGTTAGCGTATATTACGCCACAAGAGGGTGATATATTAGAAAGTTTAGGTGGTGCAAACAAGCCTGGCCCTATGGGTATTCCAAGTTTTTATCCAGGAGAAGGCGATTCTAGTGCAGGAGTTGATGGACCTAGTGGAGAGGCAGATGGAGGAGCTTCTTCTGACCCTGGTGGTACAGGTGCTGATGATGGTGTTAGTGACGATGATTCAGATAATACTGACTATAGTGACTTTAGTGACAACACTGACTATTCTGATCCAGACAGTGATATGGATTATACAGATTCTTACAGCACCACACAAGATCAGGAAGATGACTTTTCTGCAGCTACAGCGATTGGTCAAGCAGTAGCCGCAGCAAATGCACAATCGGGTAAAGGTAGGACAAACATAACCAATGTTGGTAAAGATTCAAATCTAGCATACAGTCCACAATTTGCAGCAGATGTTGCACAAGCACAAGGACTTGATCCTTCAGTTACTATGAGTCCAGAAGATTATAGTATGACTACTCAAGGTAAAGAAGCACAGGCACAAATGGATGATGCTATGGCTATAGGTCAAGCTATGAATCAAGCACCAGCGGCTACGAATATAGCTGCAGCTTTCAGTAACATTGGTGCTAAAGGTATAGATCAAGATCCTTTAGGTTTAGATTTAACAGGCGTAGGTTTAGGCCCTAGTATAAACGCTCCTTCAATAGCATCAGTTAGCCCAACGAGTGGCCCAAACACTAATGCAGACATAACTGGATTTGGTTCAAGTAGAGACAAGAGTGATTTCAGCACAGACATAGATGCTTTATCAAATGTTGAGGACCAAGCTAAGAAAGGTTCATTTCCATCTTTTGATAATGTTCCAGGCACTTTAGGAGCTATTACAAGTTTGATTAATGCCGCAACAAAAACTGGTGCTCAAAATACATTAGACAACATCGCAAAAGGTTTTGCACCGACATATGACAAAGATGGAAATATAACTGGCACAACGAATTATGGTATTGGTATGGGTCAACCAGGTAATGACACTGATATGACTGGTGGTTTTTTTAGTAGTGGCAGATCTGTAGATGGGTATGACGTTTTTGATAAAACATCACCATCATTAGGTATGTATGATGATAATACTATAGGTGGAGATGAGAGTGATTCACCTATAATTTTGCCACGCACACCAAAGCCAGAAGAAGAAAAGTCACCTACAAATATTGGAATGATGGGTGGTGCTAATCCTTTTGCACCAACACAAATGCCAGTTGTTGTAGACTCGCCTTTCACAACTAGTGTTGGGGATTTTCAAGGCACTGGCTTTAACACTGGAGATTTAAACAGATTAATTGCTCAAATAACGGGTATCCAATCACCAAGGTCTATGGCTCAAGGTGGTATCGCTGGATTTGCTGATGGTGGTTTAATTAAAGCAGTTGATGATTTTCTATCCACAGGACAATGAAATTAGATTTTGCAGAATATTTAAGTGATGATGAGTTATCCAAGATAGCTCCTATGCTTGATCGTCTGACGATGCTTGAAAAGCAGAAAGTAAGTCAAGACAAGTACATGGATTTTGTAAAGCGTATCTGGCCTTCTTTCATTGAGGGCAGGCACCACAAGATATACGCAGATAAATTACAACAAGTAGCAGATGGTAAGATTAAGCGTTTGATTGTTAATATGCCGCCAAGACATACCAAATCTGAATTTGCCAGTTATTTGTTTCCCTCATGGTTAATGGGAAGAAGACCAGATTTAAAGATAATACAAGCAACACATACGGCAGAACTTGCCGTTGGTTTTGGTCGTAAGGTTAAGAACTTAATTGATAGCGAGGACTTTAGGGATATATTTCCAGAGGTCAAACTGGCAGCAGATGCGAAGGCATCTGGCAGATGGTCAACGAACAAAGGCGGTGAGTATTACGCTGTTGGTGTAGGGGGTGCGTTAGCTGGAAGAGGTGCAGACTTACTTATCATTGATGATCCAGTATCAGAGCAAGATGCGTTAAGTCCAACGGCATTGGATAGTATTTACGAGTGGTACACATCTGGACCACGGCAGAGATTGCAGCCAGGTGGATCTATAATTGTTGTGATGACCAGATGGGGTATTAAGGATTTAACGGCTAGGGTTTTACAAAAACAAGCTCAAGGTGGAGCTGATAAGTGGGAGGTTGTGGAGTTTCCTGCTATATTTCCAGACACAGATAATGTATTATGGCCAGAGTATTGGAGCAGAGAAGAATTAGAGGGTGTTAAGGCATCTATACCCGTAGGCAAATGGAATGCACAATATATGCAAAACCCTACTGCCGAAGAGGGTGCAATTATCAAAAGGGAGTGGTGGAATGTTTGGAATCCTAGTAACCCACCTGCCTGTTCGTACATCATACAATCCTACGACACAGCGTTTACAAAAAATGAGCGTTCTGATTTTAGTGCTATTACTACTTGGGGTATCTTTACTCCCGTTGAGGGAGAAGGAGATGCCATCATCTTGCTTGACGCAGAAAAGGGTAGATGGGATTTTCCAGAACTCAAACAAAAAGCAATGGAATTGTGCGAAGCATATGATCCTGACATGATTTTAATAGAGCAGAAAGCCAGTGGTACACCTTTAACACAAGAGTTAAGGCGTATGGGCGTTCCTGTTACACCATTTACACCAAGCAAAGGTTCTGATAAGTTTGCAAGAATGAATGCGTGTGCTCCAGTCTTTGAGAGTGGAATGGTATGGAGACCAGACGCTAATTTTGCAGAGGAGGTTGTTGAAGAGTGTGCTAGTTTTCCACATGGCGACCATGATGACTTGGCAGACTCGATGACACAGGCTATACTAAGATTCAGACAAGGTGGTTTTATATCCACACCAGACGATGAAGAGTTTGAACCCGCTTACAGAAGAAAGATGGAGTATTACTAATGGCAGACTATGGTAAAATGAGCAAGTCACAGCTTTTAAACAAATATGGTTCTTTTATTAAGAAAAACTTTGGAAAAAAAGAATTAGATTTTGTCAAAGGAGAAGACACTGGTGGAGTAAGAAAGTACATACAAGATTTAGATCCAGAGCCAGTTAAAAAGGAAGATGGTGGAGAAATTACAAAAAACTTAAAAAAAGCTATAAAAGGTTTGAAGCCTTCTGATATGACTAAAATTAAAAAAGTGCCAAATATGGATAAAATTCAAAAGATAGGTGAAGAAATATTTGGAAAAGGATTGAGAATTAAAAAAATGAATATGGGTGGTGTTGTACCCGGTCGTGGTGGTAGCTTTAAAGGAACAAGATAATGTCAGACGAAGCTGATAGAATTAGAACTTATCAAGAATTAGCAAGGCGTGGTCAAGCTGTTCCTGGCAAGAACTTTGGCACTGGCGTTACTCCTAAAACAAAAAGATTACAGCCAAAGATAAAAGTCATAGATACCACTAAAATGAAGCAGTTAAAACTTCTAAAAAAAGGTGGAGAAGCTGACCCATTAAAGGGTTTAGCTAAGATGATTACTGACTTTGAGAAAGGCAAAACTGGCATCAAGACTGTTGATAAACAGAAGAAGAAAGATGCCTCTATGATAAAAAAATTGAAAAAATCTGCAAAAGTCAGTAGAGTGAAAGCAAGGCCACAAACTTTTGATATAACACCAGACGCTAAGAAAGATCCGTTTAGTATTCAACAAAAGACAATACAGATGGCTAACGGAGGCGAGGTTATTAATATGACTAGATCAAGAATGATTAACTCAAAGACAGGAGAGTAATATGGCTCAACCAAAGGCAAAGCCAAAGAATTTTAAGAAGGCTGTAGAAAAACAAAAAAGAGATAAAGCTATAGCAGATGGCGATATGACTATTGGTGACTTCAATGAAATGACTCCATCAATGATGCAGGACTTTTACAAGAACGCAAGTAAAGTTAAAAAAGAAGATGCTGTTAAGATGGCAAAAGGTGGTATGGCACCAAGAAGAGCACAACAAAGTCCAATGAGAGCCATGAACAAACTAGATGAGGCAGTAGAAGATTTTATTGAAACTATTGAGCCATTTCAAGGCACAGTTAAAAAAGGTGAAACTCTTAGAAACATAGATGGCAAAACAATGGTTGTCAGAAGAATGCCAAATCCAAATGCACGAAGTGGCAGAATGATGTCTGACAGAGACAGAGCAATGGTAGGTGCCATGTTAGGTGGAGGCGGTAGAACTATATCTGACGCAGACAGATCTATGATTAGTCAAATGATGGGTGCTAGAAAAATGGAAGATGGTGGAGTAGTTCCAGCAAAATTAAAAGGTTTTTCTAAATTACCAGAAGATGTTCAACAAAAGATGAATCCAAAATTAGCTAGTAAATTTGAAAAAGGTGGACCTGTAAAAATGGGTTCTGGTGGTGGTGTCTGTAGAGGTATGGGTGCTGCAAGAGCAGGTGGGAAGTTTAAGCTTAGATAATCATGGCTATTGAAAAAGTAAATGGTATAGAGAACGCCGCATTACCAGAAGGTGTGCAAGTTGCTGTTACTGAAACAGAAATAACACCTGGCATAACAGAGTTTGAAGACGGATCTGCTATTATAGGTGAGATGCAAGAACAATTAGATGCACCTATATCCATACCATTTGATGCCAACTTAGCAGAACACATAGATGACGGAGAGCTTGGTACAATTGCAAGTGATATTGTTGGTGATATAGAAAATGATATACAATCAAGAAGAGATTGGGAAGATCAATATAAAAGTGGTTTAGAATTACTTGGCATGAATTACGAAGACAGAGCCGAGCCGTTTGAAGGTGCTTCTGGAATAGTACACCCATTATTAGCAGAAAGCGTTACACAGTTTCAAGCACAAGCATATAGAGAAATGCTACCAGCTAGTGGTCCAGTGCGAACACACATTGTAGGTGCTGAAAGTCCAGAACTTTTATCACAAGCAGAGCGTGTTAAAAATTATATGAATTACCAAATAACTTATGAGATGGAAGAATATGATCCAGAGTTAGATCAAATGTTATTTTATCTTCCAATTGTAGGTTCAGCATTTAAAAAAGTTTATTTTGATCCATCAATGCAACGAGCGGTTTCAAAGTTTGTCCATGCAGAAGATTTAATTGTGCCTTACAATGCGACAGACTTAAGAACATCAACTCGTATTGCTCATGTTATACGCATGAACAAGAACGAGGTAAGAAAGTTGCAGCTTAGTGGATTTTACAGAGATATAGACTTGCCTACATCAGAAAATGGGGGAACAAACTATGATGAGGTAAGAGAAACAATAAGTGATATTGAGGGCATTGATAAAGGCACAGGTTACAATGAAGAAATAACATTACATGAAGTTCACACAGATTTAGATTTGTCAGGTTTTGAGGATATGGATTCTCAAGGAGAGCCTACAGGACTCAAAATGCCCTATGTCGTAACCATAGTGGAGAAGTCCAGTGAAATCTTATCAATCAAGCGTAATTTCAATGAAAGTGATCCGCTCCGTCGGAAAATCCCTTATTTTGTTCATTATAAGTTCTTACCTGGTCTTGGGTTTTATGGGTTTGGTCTTACTCATATGATAGGTGGCTTATCAAGAGCATCAACATCAATATTAAGACAACTAATAGACGCAGGTACTTTATCAAACTTACCTGCAGGATTTAAAGCAAGAGGTGCAAGGATTAGAGATGATGAAACTCCACTAAGTCCTGGCGAGTTTAGAGATGTAGATATGGTGGGTATGGATTTGCGTCAAGCAATCATGCCATTACCATTTAAGGAGCCATCTCAAACCTTGTATTCTTTACTTGGCAATCTAATAGACACAGGCAGACGTTTTGCATCAATGGCTGATATGAAAGTTGGTGAAATGCAAGGCAATGCACCAGTTGGCACAACTATGGCTATTATGGAGCGTGGAACAAAAGTTATGTCTGCTATTCATAAAAGGTTACATTACTCACAGAAGATTGAGTTTAAGTTGTTAGCTAGATTGTTTGCTATGGATGTACCAATGTATCCATATCAAGTTCCAGGTGCTCCGCCAGAGATTAAGCAAACAGACTTTGATGACAGAATAGATATACTGCCAGTATCTGATCCAAACATATTTTCTATGTCACAACGTATTGCTTTGGCACAGACACAATTACAGTTAGCACAAAGCAATCCAGATATTCATGGTCCAAATGGTATGTATCAAGCATATAGGAAGATGTATGAGGCATTAGGTGTTACAAACATTGAAGCAGTCTTGCAACCACCACCACAACCGATGCCTTTAAATCCAGCTAAAGAAAATCAAGAGGCTTTAAAAGGTGGTGCTTTAAATGCTTTTCCAGAACAAAATCATCAAGCACATATAACTGCACATTTAGCTATGATTAGTACACCAGTGGCACAAGCTAATGCAGCAATAATAATGACTTTACAAGGTCATATATCAGAACATATTGCTTTGATGTCAGAGTTACAAGCACAACAAGAAGTCATGGCATCAATACCACCAGAGCAACAAATGATGATGCAACAAGATCCAAATGCAATGAAAGCTGTGCAAGATCAGATGGCATCAAGAAGTGCTGAATTAGCGGCAGAGATACAAGAACAATACGCACAAGCCTTAACACCACCTCCAAGTGAAGATCCACTTGTAACAATAAGAAAACAAGAGTTGGCACTAAGAGGGCAAGAGATAGCACAAAAACAAGACCAATTTGAAAAGAAGCAAACACTGGATAAAGAAAAAGAAAGAAATGATGTATTGCTAGATCAACAAAGATTAGATCAACAAGAAGAAATAGCTAATCAAAGAGATCAAACAACAAGAGATGTAGCTGCAATGAGAGCAATGAAAGGATAAGTTATGGTTAGTTCAATCAGAGAAAAAATGTGGGCTGTTGAAAGAGAAAAAAAAAGACAAAGAAGACTTGCAAAAGAAGGAGTGGTAAATGCCGTTGAAGAAAGGATCATCCCAGAAAACAATCAGCAAGAACATACGCAAGTTGAAGAAAGAGAAGTACCCACAGAAACAAGCGATAGCAATAGCATTATCAAAAGCGGGGAAATCAAAAAATCTAAAAAAAAATCTAAAAAAGCCACAAAAAAAAAGTAGTGGTGGTATGATTAAAAAGTTTTCACCAATAGCCAAACCACAAAGGTTTAAAGGCGTTTTTTAATGGAGTTATCTGATAGATCCAGTAACTATATCATTAGCTATGGGAGTAGCTTCAAAAGCATTTAGTGCGATAAAACAAGGATTCGCAGTAGGTCGTGATATAGAACAAATGTCTGGAGATATTGGACGATGGATGGGAGCTGTATCAGATGTTGATAATGCGGAGAAACAAGCTAAAAATCCTCCCCTGTTTGGCAAATTGTTTAAAGCTGG